GATTTCTTTCTCCAACTCTTTCTTTGGTTTTTTTAGAGATTTTAATTTTAGTTTCATCAGAATGTTTTTTACCATAAAAGGGGTTCTTTTCTTTTTTACGATTTTTAGCATATTCTGATAATAGCTGTTTATGTTCTTCTGTTCTAGTATAATTCAAATGTGAATTATCTCTAGCTTTAGCAGCTTGACTTTGAGTCCTCAACACTCCTAAGTCTTTTAATATTCTTTTCACATAAGTCGCACTAATATTATATTTTTTAGCAACTTTATAAGAACTCTTTAATTCATTATAACTATTAATTAATTCTTCATTACTTATGTTATTCATTAATTCCGCCTTGTTATCCTATGAGTCTTATTATATCTCTTTAGGGTGTCCAAGTCAATTAGAATCGGTTTATTCAGCCCATCGAATGTTAAGGCTGATGATAAAATCCACCCAAAACTTGCTCTTTTTTAGCAAATGGGATCTTTGATAAAAGTTTTACACCGTCTGGGATAAGATCAATCAAATCCTTAGCGTAAACTTCTTTAAATAAACCGTTTAATGTGTCTAGGTTATTAGAACCTGCGACTGATGGCAATGCCATATATATCTTCCTTTGTTAATTGTTTTTGTTTGTTTTAGAGCCTTTTATTATCGTCTTTTTCAAGTTTCGATACCTCAACATCCGATTTGGGTAGCCAAGGGTCTAGTCTTTACGTCTAGCAAATAACTCAAGTATTCTCTATATTTACTTGTTAATAAGAGGGTCTAAAAGACCCCCTGTAATATTATCGACTATTCTCTGAAGAAATCCTTCATTCTGATCTTCTTTTTAGGTTCATCAGATTCAGCTTTATTGCCAGTAGGTTGAGCTATTTGTTTAGCTGTGGTAGTTTGTACCTTCTTTTGAGCTACTCGCGTCCTACGAACTCTATCGAAGTTATCCTTACCTACTAAAAGCTCTATAGTGTCTTCTGGTAATACAGCAAAAAACTCATTAAGTTCTTGCTTCCATTGCTTTTCAACCATAGGTATAACGTCTTTAGCTGTTACTTCATTATAACCATTCTGCATAGCTAAAAGCATTGCTGCCGATACACGTTGTAATACTAAAGGGTTTTTCTTAGGTAGAATAGATTTAGCTGAATCAAGTGCGGAAGAAATATCAGTCTCAATCTCTTGAGCTTGTTCGTTTCTTAAACGCTCTAACTCTGACTTTTCAGCATCAGCTTTAGCTTTCTTCTTTTCTTCTCTTAATTCCTGAAGTTCTTGTTCCATCTTTTCACGTTCTAATTGCTCAGGGGATTTCTTCATTTCTTCAATCTTACGAGCTAAACGCTTCTCAGCCATTTCATCAACATTCTTGCCTAGTTTTTCTAATACTGCTTCAGGGTCTTTTTCAAGCATCTGAAGTAATTGATCAACCTGAGATTTATATGTTGTAAAATCCTGAACGCGCTTATCAAAAGCTTTAGACTTTTGAAGATGTTTCTTTAAACCTTCTTCATCATTAAAATCTACTTCTTCTTCAAATTCTTGTCCATCAACTTTAAGTAAAAGTTTCTTTTTAAGAGCTTGAGCTTCTGATTTAGATATGTCGCCTTTTTGTTGAGCTGCGTCAATCTGTTGTTCAGCGTTATCCTGAACTTCATCAATTGAATCATCTGAACTCAAACCCATAGCTTCAACTGTTTCATTCTCAACAGCTTGGTAGTCTGAAGGTTGTGCAACATCTGAAGCTGGTTGAGGTGATCCACCTGATGCAACTGCTTGTGTGATATTATCGGACATTTGTTTCTCTCTTTCTGGCTTTGGTATAAGCCAATAGAACCATCCTTAATCGGGTAGGTTATTTATTAAACAAATTTTTAAATGTTGGTATTGGTTGTTTTAAATACTTTCCGTATCTATCGTTAAATTCTTTTTTCATAGGTTCATTATCTGACTTATTTAATAAACCATTTATATTTGCTTCATTTTCTAAATTAACTAATTTAAATAAATCATTCAATTGAGTTTCATCATGTCCTAAATAATTAGAAGCCTCATCAGCTCTGCGAAGTAATGTACCTAAATCTTTTTCTTTATTTGAACCAGTTAACATTTCTTTAGCGACACCTAAATGATCACCAGTACCTAGATATTCTTTAATCTTAGGTCCAATTAATTTATTTGAGTTATACATTAAAGACATAAGAGATGCCTTTTTATTATCATCGACATTATCGAACATATCGTTACCGATACTTTCTCTTAACTCTTTTTCTTTTCTTTCTATAGCCATATCTCTTAGATATTCAGCTTGTTCTCTAGTTAATCTTTTACCTTCAAATAAATCTTGGATACTAATATTATTTAAACGCATTTGTTCAACATTAGCTGCGTCATTTAAATTAGTACCAAATCCTATAGTTGGATTATTCTTTTTATCATAATAAACCTCATCTCTAAATCCTTCAGATTTCTCAAGCATTGGTTTTACTATGTCTTTATATGTTTTAAATTGTGACATTATTGTTTTACGTTACCCATATTAGCTTGTTGTAGTTCAGGATTAGGTAATACTTCTCCTGGTACTTGCGGTATAGATGGCATATTAGAAGGTACTGCGCCCATCTGATCAAGCTGCGTTGCTACTGGTGCGCCGCCCATCATTTCAGGTACTTGACCAGTTGAGTCTTGTGGTATGTTATTAGGTTGTTGTGGGGGGCCTTGTTGCGGCGGAGCTGATGGCTGTAGCGGTTGTTGTCCTAAAATCATTAACGTATTAGGATCTGTCGTTTTTAATAATTCAATATGTTCTTGAATATGGGCAGATACTGCTTGTAATAATTCTGGTTGTAAACGTAAATCTGGATCAGATAATACACTAGCATGTTCTTTAATGTGTAAAGCGTGTTCATCTGTAAATACAGCAACAACTGGTTCACCATTAATAAATCTTTCATTCTCAGCTTTAATTAAAAATAATTGAGATTGTGTATCTTCAGTCATAACATCTAATTGTCCTGTATTAATAACTGAGAAATATTGCTCTGGTGTTTTAATAGCTTGCATTTGTAGTAATTGTTCAGCCATTTCAACGCGACCTGCCGTACTCTTGGCTAAAGGATTACCTACATCAACTATTACTCGTGAAACAGAAGATAAATCATCGCCTGTAAATTCTTTTAGATATGTACGATTTGATTTACCAACAATGGTCGCTAGACGTGGAATCTGAGCGTGATCTTTTAATATATTAATAATTCCAGTACCAACGTCTTCAATGACTGCAACATAAGAGGCTTGTAATCCTGACATGAATTGTAAAGTCATTGATTGTACTAAGGCTAATGCGTTACCTGATCTTAAATTATCACTAGGATTACCACGAGATACCGCATTAACCCCTGAAATTGTTTCCATTACTTTCTCAAGCATCATAACAAAATCAAAAACTTCTTTTGGTGTCGCGGTTAAATTAAGTGCTTGAATTTCACCAGCTTGCATATTAGCTTCAATAACATTTAAACCACCAGATAATTCAGAAATAGCAACATCAGCACCTCTAGGTACTAAAATATTCTGAACACCAAATGCGGTTTGATTTGTCAATATCGTTGAGTATAAAGAATTAATGGCATCTTGAATTGGCATTAAATCAAATAACGGAGTATATCCATATGGCGTACCTAAGTAGTTACCAGCGTGAATTGCATAAACTGGTAATGATTTATACGGCATAGGTGAATCTAACAATACAACTTCTTTATCTAAGAAAAGCATATATCTACCTTCAGGTAATGCTTCTGTTTTTTTATGATAAAATTCAAATACAGATACCATATCGGTTTCATCATAACTAAAGTTAAATGCTGAATAAGACATTTTGTCCGATTTAGTCGGTAATGCTAATATCTGTTCTTCAAATTCTGGATATTTAGCAATAAGGTCGAATCTATTTTTAAAAGTACGAGAGATTACCCAGTCATGTTCATGATCTTCTCTATTTGTATCAAACATAACATCAAATGGTGAAAGATTAGAGAACTGTATATCACCCTCTCTCATTTCAGTACCATCATCTAAAACGTCATATACGTCACCAACAACGGCGTTCCATTCTAATTTAACATAACCAGTACCAAAAACAATTGCGTATTCCACGGCTTGTTTTAAGAACTTTTCAAGTCTATGATCTCGCATATAATAATCTAAAAGACCATTAGCTAGTTTAGTTTGAGTAAGTGATTTATAATCAGTATTAATACTACGAGCTTGCATTGCTGGTCTAGTTGACGTAATCATATTGTGCATATGTTGAGCTAAGTTACGAATATGATTTACACCAATTTGAGCTAATTCACCTTGTTCACCACCAAAACTAATTTGATGTGATTCACTAGCAGAATCATAGTAAGCTCCATGATATGCTGCCCAAACACGTCTAAGTTTATCTAAATAACCATTAGAATCTAATGAGTTAAACCAATCCTTAGTTTTAGATAGGATAATTTCAGCGGCTTCTTCGGAATCTTTTGCTGCAAAATACATATTTTTTTTATCAGACATATTAGAATTACCTCTATATTTACTTGTTAAATAGTGTCGATTACGTTACTTAGTATATTTCTTAGGTATTAGTTTATTAAATGAATCTAACCCTTCGTTTTTATTGACTTTATATGGGTTTTGAAATACATTATCTATACCATGTTTTCTAGACATTCGCGTATAGTTGTATCCCTTTGGGTATGGATTTTTCGTTAGGTCTATATTACGAACTAGATACATAAGTGCGGCGACCGCATCGTAGTGCCCATTGTCTGGTGATCGTCTAAAATCCCTAGAACCATTAACGCGCTTAGATTCCCAAGTCGCAGCTTTCATGTGTGATATTAAAGTCTTACAACGAGGATTTATTATTATTTGATTAGACCCTACCATATTTCTCAATAAACCAATATACGCATCTTTATTATGTTTCTCTGTTGCGAAGAAAGTTAGATTAAAATCTTTTTGTAAATCATTGATTAGAATCAAATTATTATCACTAACTCTTTTATATGGCTTTTGTAATTCACCTGTTAAATGATCTGTCCAAAGTAATTCTTCTTTTTTAATAATTAATTCGGCTAATTTTCGAGTAGTCATTTCTGGACCATTTATAACAATTTCATCTTCAACAACACAAACACCATTATCAAAATCCCAATATGCAAATAGCACAACAGTTAAGTCTCTAAACCCAATATCCATAGCGACATATCTATCAGAAAATACAGGTTTAGCCCATTCACATATCGTATTAGATTGAACTTCCTTACTAAATTCTGGTATGACTTTATCACTACCATTATCAATTAATTCACATAAGTATTCGGTCCTAAATGCTTCATCTTCTTCACCACTCAAGTATGATTTAATTATATCACCAATAATTTCATCAGTAATTCTAGGTGTAATACTTTGTTTATCATCATCTCTAGCATCATAAATAGTTTTTCTAATTAACGTACCTTCTTTTTCAGATTTCTCCATAATCTTAACAAAATCATGATCGGGATTAGTTGGTGTAGTTGATGATAATATAATTCGACCTTTAGTTAATGTCGTTGTTGGAATAAGAATAAATTGAATAATATGATTTAGATCAGAGCAAAAACCAGCTTCATCTATAATACATAAATGGGCATTACCGCCTCGAAGTTTTTCATAGTTACCATTATCAGTACCAGCTAAATGAATTTCAGATCCATTTGTAAACTTATATATATTATCCTGAGAATTAAATTGTGGTATGATTTCTTTAGGAGCATCAAAGAAAATTTCCTGCATAATAGGTCTAAGAATAGTTCTGACCATCTTTAATTCAGGTAATAGAAATTTTACAATTGATCTTTCATGCTTTAAACATTGTTCAATAGCCATTAATGTGAGTAAATAAGTTTTACCTAAACGTCTAGAACAATTAATGATTATAGTTTTATCGGTCTTAGAATTATAGAAATCCCAAAGTTTTTTTTGAGTTATAGTGAACTTCCATTGGAGAACACCCATATGCCATAATTGATAACGAGCTTGCCTTACTTGTTCTATATCTTGAACAATAAGATCGTCTTTTTTAATCTCGTTTGACATTACGAACTTCTTTTTCAAATTCGATATTTAATAATTTCTTTATAGCACGTTTGGCTTTACGCTGTAATACTTCTAAATTAGTCACATTACCACCACTATCATGTATATATCCACTAGCAGGATCAACTAACTGGTACATCATAGCTTCAGTATCAATGACTAATCTAACCATTTTAGTTCCATTACTAAATATCTTAACAGAAGTTAATTTATTCTCTTGTTTATAAAACTTAATTCTCATCGACATAAGTTATTCCTCTATTTTAGTTGATGCTATTTTAATTAATTCAGATGTACCTAATTGTTTCATACTATTAACTTTACCATCTATAGTAGTAGCGTTGCCTTGTGCTAATCTTTTATTCTTAACTAATAAATCAAACTTCCTTATTTCATCTAAAGTTAGTTCTCTAGTTCTAGCTGCGTCTTTTAATTTATTTAATTGAATATCAGCTATAACTTCTTCATCACTTAAAGCTATATTAACTATTGTCCCAGATTGCTGACTTGATTGTGATATTATTTTCTTTAATTGAACTATCTCATCTTCTTTAGCTGATAATTGTTCTAGTAACTTATTAATAGTTTCAGATAGTGCGTTTGATTTCTGTTCTAGTTTTAAATAAGAATCTTTTAAGTCTGGATTTAATACTTTATCCGAAAGTTCATTTATGTTCATCGGTCGATCTTGAACTGACTCAGAATTAATACTTTCGTAGCGTTTTTTCTTCATTAGTTAATCCACGTTTAATACCGTTGTTTAATTTTAACATATTAATAGCTGACGATAAGTCATCAATTCTTTTATAAAGATCATCTTTATCGGTAACATCTTGTTTTTTAGCATAAAATTCTTTATAAGTAATTGATATTACTAAAGAAATTGCAAAAAGTGCCTCACCAATACCAGTACCTAATGCTAAACATCGTATCAATAAAGCAATAAGTATCAACTCAAGGAAATAATTCTTTAAATTAGACATTGACATCCTTTGTGTTTTGTAATATAATTTCTTTAAGGATATTCTATGTTTGCGTTATTGCCTATATTTGTGTTTGGTATATAACCAATGGCATATTGCGTATATAAAGTATTC